AATCCAGGATATGCACGAATTGGTGAAGAAATTCTTACTTATACAAGTGCTGCAGGTGGAACTCTTAGTGGAATCACTAGAGGATCTAATGCAAGGCAATATCCTGTAGGAACTCCTATTGTTAAGTATGAACTTGGTGGAATATCTCTTAGGAGGATTAATAAGAATCATCATTTAAATGATGTTACTACATCTGATGTTAATAAGGAAACGATTACATTCGATTCCTATAATGTTAAAGTTGATATGGGGCCAGTTGGTGGAATCGGTAGAAGTACTTCTGAAAGTTTCCGCAAACTGTATATTGATAGTACTAAAACTACTGGTGGTTCAAATATTCATGCAACTCAGAATATGCAGTACGAACTCATCTCACCGATGATTCAGAACGTAACAGTTCCTGGAACTAATATTAGTGCATCCATAAGATCAACTTCTGGAACTAGTGTTAATGATGGTGCTGGAACAGGAACAGACTTATCCTTTATTAATCAAGGAGATGAATCTGTTACATTGAATAAGACTAATTATCTTGATTCACCTAGAATTATTGCTTCTAGGATTAATGAAACAAAACAACCTGGAATGACAGATTTGATTGGTAATAGGTCATTTGCTATGGAATTAACATTACAAACAAGTGATTCTCGTTTATCACCTGTTATTGATGGACAAAGAATGTCTGCTGTTTTGACTACTAATAGAATTAACACTCCTGTTAAGAATTATCTAACAGATAAGAGAGTTAATCAACTTAATAATGATCCTACAGCATGTCAATATATTTCTAAAGAAAATACTTTAGAAAATTCTGCTACATCAATTAAGATTATTCTTTCTGGACATGTTAATGAATTCTCCGATCTCAGAGCATTCTATGCTATTAGTGAAACAGAAAACTTTGAACCAATATTTACACCATTCCCTGGATATGATAACTTGAATGATCGTGGGCAGATAATTGCTCTTGGTGATAGTAGTGGAAGACCTGATGCTAAAGTACCTAATTCTGATATTGGTGGATTCTTATCTAAAGACTTAGTTTATAGGGAGTTTACATTTAGTGCTAATGATTTACCATCCTTTAAGTCATTTAGAATTAAGTTAGATCTAACTTCATCTAATCAGGCATATGTTCCTAGAGTTAAAGAACTAAGAGTCATAGCTCTTGCTTAATATGGATAATAAACATGTTAAAGTAAAGGATCATAGCAATTTAGTTAGAGATCCTTCTACAAATTGTATTATTAATACGAGTCACTCTGAATATGATCAGTATTTGGCTCGTCGTAAGCAAAAAAGAGGTGAGCATGAAAGAGTTGATAGTATGGAACAGGATCTTAGTGATCTTAAAGGTGAAATTAATGAAATCAAATCTTTACTTAAAGAGTTAGTCAATGGCAAATAATAAAGTTATTTTCGATCCTGATGCTGGAGTTGCGTTTCCAGTAAATCTAACCCTTAATACAGGTGCTGATTTCAATGCGACTTTTGAAGTAGTTAATACTTCAAATACAGGATATAACTTTTCTACTACAAATTCTCTTGGAGTTAATACTACAAGTGGATGGACAGGATCTTCTCAGATGAGGAAAAGCATCTCGATTGGATCTGGTACTACTGCTGATGCTACTTTTTCAGTTGGTATTGATACTACTGCTTCTGTTGGTTATGGATTTACAATTTCATTAGGTTCAACTGACACAAGAAACCTTAGTCAGGGAAGATATATGTATGATGTTTTGGTTAGTTCTGGTGCAACAATTTATAGAATTGTTGATGGAATGATCTATGTGAGACCTGGTATCTCATCTGCACTATAAATATTTTAGGAGAATAATACGTAAATGGCTCAACCATCCAGTCGAACAGAACTTGTAGATTACTGTAAAAGGCAGTTAGGTGCTCCAGTATTGGAGATTAACATAGCTGATGAACAGGTAGAAGATCTGGTGGATGATGCTGTTCAGTTTTTTCAGGAAAGACATTTTGATGGTGTATATCCTGCACTTTTTAAGTATAAACTTACACAAGAAGATATTGATAGAGGAACCTCTCAACCAGGTAAGGCAGGTGCTACAGGTATAACAACAAGTACTGCTCAAGAGAGCTTTGATGGTTCAACTCAAACATTTACATGGAATGAGAATGGTAATTATTTGAAAGTACCAAATAATGTTATTGGGGTTACTAAGATATTTCACTTTGATGGATCTAATGCCATCACAAACAATATGTTTAGTGTAAAATATCAGTTATTCTTAAATGATATTTACTATTGGGGTGCTGTAGAACTTCTTAGTTATGCAATGACTAAGACATATCTTGAGGATATAAATTTTCTATTAACAACTCAAAAACAGATAAGATTTAATAAGAGACAGGAAAGATTATATTTGGATATTGATTGGAATACTGTAAGTAAGGATGATTTTATTATTATAGATTGTTTCTCAACTTTAGACCCAAGTGATTATTCTAAGGTTTGGAATGATTCTTTCTTAAAGAAATATCTTACTGCTCTTATGAAGAGACAATGGGGTCAAAATTTAATTAAATTCCAAGGAGTAAAACTACCAGGTGGAATTGAATTAAATGGTAGACAAATTTATGATGATGCAGAAAAAGATTTGGAAATAATTAGAGAACAAATGTCTGATACTTATGAACTTCCACCATTAGATATGATAGGGTAGTGTTATGGTACTTAATCCCTATTTTACTCAAGGTACTAGTTCTGAACAAAATCTAGTTCAAGATTTAATAAACGAACAACTAAGAACTTATGGTGTTGAGATATTTTATCTACCAAGAAAGTTTGCTACTGAGAAATCAGTAATTAGAGAAGTTGTTCAATCTAAATTTGATTTAGCATTACCATTAGAAGCATACGTAGATAACTACGATCAGTATTCTGGTGCAGGAAATATTCTATCAAAATTTGGTATTCAATCTCAGGATGAGGTTAGGTTAGTTATATCAAGAGAGAGATTTGAAACTTATATTACACCATTAATAGAAGATCAAGCTAATATTAAACTATCAACTAGACCAAAATCAGGTGACTTGATATGGTTCCCCCTTGATGATCGTGTATACGAAATCAAGGATATTGAGTATGCAAAACCATATTATCAACTCCAAGATTTATATACTTATGAACTTACTTGTGAACTCTTCCGTTACGAGGATGAGGTTATTGATACTGGAATTGATGATATTGATGATAACCTAGTTGGTGATGATGTTGATGGAAGTACTGATGATGGTATTAATACTATTCAGGGTACAACCATTACTCTTACAATGGTTGGAGATGCTGCTCAAGCAACTGCTGAAACTGGGGTAGTACAAGGTGGTATTCAATGGATTCATATACAGAATAGAGGTGGTGGATACATTTATGCACCTTCTATTGGAATTGGATCTGCTCCTGCTGGAGGCCTCACTGGTATAGCAACTGCAAATATGTTGGGTGGAATTGTTGTATGTACTGATAGTGCTAATCCAAAAGCACAAGTTGTTCAAGATGTTCGTTTGGTCAATCCAGGTTATGGATATACTGCTGGGCCAGGAATTACATTTACTGGTGGTGGAGATGGTGTTTGTGTATCTGCTGCTGCAACATCTAAAGCAGAACATGGAACTATTGGTATAATTACAATGACCTCTGGTGGTTCTGGATATACCACATCACCAACAATATCATTTACTGGTGTATCTACTACAGGTGCTGCTGCAACCGCAGTGGTAAGTGCTGCAGGAACAATCTCTGCTATACATATTACTAATGCTGGTGCTGGTTACACTGTAGCACCTACAATTAGCATTGCTGCTCCAGGAACTTCAAGCACTGGTAACTTTAGTTTCAATGAGATAGTTACTGGTGGAACCAGTGGAACTACTGCAAGGGTAAGGACATGGAATGGTAGTACAAATATACTCGAACTTGCTTCAGTTGATGGAACATTTACTCTTGGAGAGACTCTAACAGGATCAGTATCAGGTGCTACTCGTGATATAAGAATTATAGATACTGTACCAGATAATGAAGAATATGCAGATAATTTCGATATAGAAACTGCTGCAGACGAGATTCTGGACTTCTCTGAACAGAATCCATTTGGACAACCCTAAATAATATACCAGGTCTATTACTATGTTTGAGTATTTTTATAACGAGATCTTCAGGAAAACGATTATTGCTTTCGGAACTCTTTTTAATGGGTTGGAAATCCAGCAAGAAGGTTCTGTAACTAAAGTTCCTTTGGCCTATGGACCTACTCAGAAATTTCTTGCGAGAATTGAGCAGTCTCCTGATTTAAATAAACCAACGGCAATAACTTTGCCAAGAATGTCCTTTGAATTTACTGGACTTACTTATGATTCATCTAGAAAGGTAACTACTACTCAACAATTTACTGTTAAAGATCCTACTGATGGTAAGATAGTTAAGAAAGCATATATGCCAGTTCCTTATAGTATGCAATTTGA